GAGTTTTTCCAATGACAACTTTTACCTGTTTGGCTGCCACCCTGTTGGCAGTTTTGACAATCCCTGTCCTCTTGCTTTTGTACGCAACAGAGTCAAGGGATGCACGCATCAAGCGCATGCGCTCTAATGGCTACACATGGAAGGCCATTGGTGCCCGCTATGGCGTTTCTGCATCAACACCACGTAAATGGCTAATTACGGCTGCGGCAAAGGCATGAACGAGGAAAACCTGCTCGCCATGCGTCGTCGTGTTTTAGAGCTAGACGCCAATCCAGACATCAAACCCACAGCTCTTGAGAAAGCCTTTCTTGAGGCTTACAGAGAACGCAAAAAAGGAGGCTATGGCCGTTAAGACTCTCTATCCGCATCCACCCTGTCCAGGGTGCGGTCAGGATGAAACCAAAGCCGTAAGGACTTTTTACGCACCTAACGGCAAAATCGTTAGATATAGAAAATGCAAGCTATGCGGTAAAAACTTTTACAGCTTGCAGTCTTGTGAAGAAGTCATCGACCCAGCTGAACACAAAGTTGTTCTTGGCAATTGGCGAACGAATGGGAGCCAGATCAAAATTGTTAAAACTGGAACCAATCAGCCCGTTGACCTCTGATCATGCTTAAGCCCAAAAGGTTCCATATCCCTGGCGCTCTGCTTATTGAGCAGCACGTCGTCAGAGAAGGGCCGTCTCCTTACTTCGTGGCTTGGGTGCCCAACACGTCAAAGATGTTTTATGACCGCAAGGAAATGATGCGTTGGATCAAGTGGCCTAAGGGCACGCCATCCCGCGAAAAAATTGACGAATGGCTGAACGGCTTAGAAGCGCCTAAAGCTCAACCAGCTCTTGATCTAGAGGCAATCAAGCGCGAAGGCTTTGGTCCTGAGGCTCACGCCTTAGATGATTCTGATCCCAATAGTCAGACGCGGACAGTGATCTGACTAAGTGCTTGCCAAATCTTGATCAATGGTCTACCATTAATGCAAGCCCGAGAGGGCACCGCTACCAACCCAAATGACAACCGCAACTCACACTCTTACTGACGGTCTTAACAACTTCATCTTTGAGGTTTCAGCTGAGAACTGCCTGATCAAATTCGTCAACTGCTTCGGTGCTATCACTGAGACCATGGAGTTCACAGTTGAAGAAGGTCGCAAGCAGTGGAAACTAGCTTTGGCTTGTGGCAGCAAGCGCGGTTATACCAACCCACGCCGTTCTGAGCCTTCTGCCTTTGCTGTTGAGATGGGTGAAACTCTTCTCTTCGTTGATTGATCACCTGGGGCTTCGGCCCCTTTCCCCTTTCCCCTTACCGCTGAGAAGCATCCATGGATTTTCACGAAGCCTCACTACGCACCTACGAAGCTCTTCAACGCATAGAAGACGCTCAACCAATCCCAACCGTTGAACCAACCTTCTTTGTCATCACAGAAGTTTGGCAAGAATGGGCTCTAAACCAAGACGAACTTAAAGAGCTAACCGATGACGCCATCCTCGACGGCTTGGCCTACACAATCGAAACCTGTCCCTTCTAATCACTTGCCGGGAAGCCCGACGCCGTATCCCCATCCGGCTGAAAGCTATACAAAACCCTTGAGGGGAAAAGCAGGGCGCGTTAGTGGCGCGATCCATCTCCCGGCATCACACTTTTTAAAACCTATGGATTCTCTCGACACCAAACTCCGCCTCCTTCAAAATGCCAACGACCTTAGAGCCTTCAAACTCCATGAACGCAGGATTGCCAAGCTCTATTCCCAATGCCAAAATCTCGACAGAACCCGATGGATCGCTCAGAATCCGCATAGGGAACATTGAGGGCTTTTGCCCCTCACACCTGTTCGTCGTTCGTAAAATCCATCAACTCCAACGCGCTTGGCTCCTAGCCCAAGGCGAAACACCCCTTTAAATAAGCTACCCTACTCATAAGATATAAATTGCTTCGTGAGTTTTATAAGCGAACTCAAGTCCGATCACAAAAACGCACGACGTAGAACTGATCGGTCTTCAGAACTTATCAAAGAATCCTTGCAGCGTTACGGAGCTGCACGTTCGATCGTTATTGATGAAGAGAATCGCATCCTTGCGGGCAATGGCACCATCGATGGGGCAAAAGCCGCAGGTATTAAAAACCTACGCATTATTGAAACTGACGGTGACGAGATCATCGCCGTTAAACGCACGGGCCTAACAGAAGACCAAAAGGTTGGCCTAGCCCTTGCCGACAACCGCACCGCTGATCTCAGCGAGTGGGATCAGGAGATGCTGCATCAGCTCTCAGAAGAACATGACATCAGCCCTTGGTTTGATCAGGACGACCTGAACGAAATTCTCAACGTCACGGAACTTGATCCTGAAGAGGGCAACACAGATCCTGACGACGTACCAGAAGCACCAGAAGACCCCATCACCAAGCCAGGTGACCTCTGGATCCTTGGCAACCATCGCTTGCTCTGCGGTGACAGCACTAATCCGCAGCACGTCGAACGCTTGATGGACGGCAAGAAGGCCGACATGGTCTTCACTGACCCGCCTTACGGGATGAGCTACCAGTCCAATATGCGGACAAAGTCAGCAAAGTTCGCAGTCATCGAGAACGACGACAAAATCATCAGCGACTGGCTCCCGCTTGCCACCGCTCACTCCTCAGGCTTCTGCTTTGTATGGACGACCTGGAAAGTTCTCGACCAATGGCTTGCAGTGACAAGCAATTTTGCTCCAATGACAAATATGGTCGTCTGGGATAAAGGTGGCGGTGGTATTGGTGACCTCAAAAAGACCTACTCAACCGACCACGAGATCGCTCTCGTCTTCAACCGCGGCGCTGAACTGACAGGCAAGCGCATTGGCTCGGTTTGGGACATTGGGAAAGACCGCGCCACCGATTACGTCCACCCAACTCAAAAACCAGTAGCCCTGGCAGAACAGGCGCTAGATACCACAACCAAGCGTGGGCAGATCGTTCTCGATTTCTTTGGCGGCTCAGGCTCCACCCTCATTGCCTGTGAACGTCAGCACCGCCAAGCACGCCTGATGGAACTCGACCCCGCCTATTGCGATGTCATCGTCAAACGCTGGGAAGACTTCACCGGCAACACCGCCATCTGTGAACCATCTGCGGCACACTTTGAACAGGAGGAGTTAAAAGCAAAAAGCTCATGAGTAAGAAGTCAACAAAAATTGAAATGGACATGAGGGTCAATCGCGTCGCCCGTCTCCTGTCCAACGGTGCTGTGCGATCCGAAATCATGCAGTACGCAGCAAAGGAATGGGAGGCTGCGGAACGCACCACAGACACCTACATCGCCAAGGCACGCGACCTTATTCGGGCTGATTGGGAAACAGACCGGCTGACTTTTACAGCAGAGATCCTGGCCCAATTGGCCACCCTGCAAAAGGAAGCAAGGAAACAAAACAACCTTGGCGCTGCACTGGGCTGCATTAAGACCGCAGCGCAGATCGCGCAAGTGCTTCAGTGACGATCCTTGATCACATCTCAACCGGTTCTGTTCTGCATCGAATCGGGGAAGACAACTCTGAAATTGATATACAAAGCCTGGTAACTCAAATCAAATCTGATTTACACCCTGGCCAGCTTGCTTTTGTAGAGGACAATACAACTGAAATCATTGGCTTGTCGGCAGGCTATGGAGCGGGAAAAACGCGATCTTTAGCTGCAAAAGCTGTGGTTCTTGCTGCTTTGAATCAAGGGTTTGTGGGTTGCGTGATGGAGCCAACAGGGCCATTAATTAGGGATATTTGGATGAATGACTTTGAAGCTTTTTTAGAAAGCTATGAGATCCCGTACACGTTTAGAGCGTCACCGCTTCCTGAGTATGTTCTGCATTTGCCTGGCGGCAATACCAAGATTCTATGCCGGTCGTTTGAAAATTGGTCACGCATCATTGGCTTGAACCTTGCTTGGGTTCTTGCTGATGAGATTGATACGGTGACGCCATCAATAGCAGAAAAGGCGTTCCCTAAGATTCTTGGTCGTCTTCGCGCTGGCAACGTGCGCCAGTTCGCAGCAGCATCAACGCCTGAAGGTTTTCGCTGGATGTGGAACACGTTTGGCACAGAGGAGGCGCAGCAGCGCACTGATCGCAAACTTATTAGGATGCGCTCGGCAGACAACCCACACCTGCCCCAAGACTTCATCGAGCGGCTGCAAGCCAACTACGACCCAAGCCTGTTGCAGGCTTATCTAGAAGGCCAGTTCTGCAATCTCACGACCGGTCAGGTTTATGACCGCTTCGACCGAGCAAAGCACGTAATCACAGATATTCCCAACGTTGAAGATGAACCTCTCCGCGTAGGCGTTGACTTCAATATTGGAAATATGTCAGCCGTCATTGCTGTTCGTCTTGGCAACCAACTATTGCTGATCGATGAGGTCAGCGGTGCCCATGACACCGACGCACTCGCTCAAGAAATACGACGGCGTTTTCCCGACCGTCGCATCTATGCCTACCCTGACGCATCAGGCGGTAACCGCAGCACGAACGCCAGCCAAACCGATATTCAGATCCTTGAGTCTTATGGCTTTACCAATCAATCGCCAAGATCAAACCCTCCCATTCGTGATCGGGTGGCTTCTGTTCAGGCTCTCTTGGAGAATGGGAAAGGCGAAGTAAGGCTTCAAGTCGCGGCCAACTGCAAGCGCACGATTGAATGCTTAGAACTGCAAAGTTATACAGAGAAAGGCGATCCAGACAAAGATGCTGGGTATGACCACATGAATGATGGCCTTGGTTATTTAGTGTGGCGCGAATTTAATCCTCTTTATGCGCGTGCTGGTCGAGGCACTGGCATTAGGCTGTATTGATGATTTGATTTAGTGGCATGGCTCGCCGGTACGTTCGTGACGCAAGAGGACGCTTTGCTGGAAAGGGTTTTAGCGGTCAGACGGGAGGGCGTGGCGCAAGGCTGAAAAGCGGCAAGGGCAACACACGTGACACAGGCGGAGCTAGGACCACTAAAGGCACAGGGAAGCCTAAGGGCACGATTTCTAAGACTAAGTTTGGCCGCGATGATGACAGGACCAATCGGCAGTTAGACCGCGACATTGCAGCAGCAAAAGGCAGAGTCGCGGCACGTAAAAAAAAGACAAAATCAGAGGGGCAGCAATACGCAGACACGCAAGCCAAAGCCAAAGCGGCAAGAAAAGCAGAAACCACAAAAAGACTCGAAGCCTTTAACAAGAAAACGCAGGCGAGGCTAGATACGCAGACCAAACCGCCATCAGGGCGCGAAGTGATGAAAGCAAGCGTTCGCAAGGTTCAGAATCAAAAAGTTCGTAACTTAAACAAGCAGATAAAAGAAGCAGGCCCGAACGCTGCTGGCTTGAGGCTAGAAAAATTAAAAGTGCAAAGCAGAATGTCAGCGACGCGAGCAACGCCGACAGCCAAGCAAACTGCTAAATCTGCTCAACAAAACAACGCAATTCGGGCAAGGAGTGCTGAACTGCGTCGGCAAGCCGGAAGAGTGAATAGAGCTTACGCAAATCAAGAGCGCACGGCTGACACTCGCAACAAGCCAGGATCTTCAATGATCAGGCGTCCAAGCAGAAAAACAACGAGAGGCGCGATTAGAGCTGAGCAGGCTTTGAAGTTTTATAGAGACCCCAAAAGAGCCTTAAATTCAGTAAACAAAAAACGTCCTGGATTCAGAATGCCGAGAGGAATGAGAAAGTGAACAAGCCAAAAGTGACAGCTGTTGGCCGCATCTTGCGGCCTAAGCATGGCGAACCACGCAAGCATCAGGTGATCAAAGTCGATGAGAACGGAAAGGCTCGCATCGTAAAAGATGTGACCCTGCCTTAAACTGACAGAATCGGGCGGGTTTTAGCTGTGTACTCAGGTTTTTCGGGCGGCAGGCAGCGGGTTGGCAGCGTTACTCGCGTCAACGACCCGAACATAGCTTGGGTAAATCAGGAGCCGCATTGGGAGCTGATTGAAGTGCTTTTGCAGGGCACTTACGGCATCAGAAAGAAGCATCGAAAATATCTACCGCAAGAGCCTAGAGAGCTTGATGAGTCATACGACAACAGGTTGATCCGTTCAACATTGGCCCCTTATTACGTTCGCCTCGAACGGATGTTGGCAGGCATGTTAACCCGTAAGTCCGTCAAACTGACAGACGTAAGCGACCTGATCACAGAGCAGCTGTTTGACGTTGACCTTCAGGGCAATGATCTAAACGTCTGGACTTATGACACAGCCAGGAAATGCATCAGATACGGCCACGTTGGCGTTCTTGTCGATGCTCCTCAGGCAGGGTCTAATGGGCGCCCATACTGGGCGACTTATACGCCTCGCGACATCTTGGGATGGCGCACAGAGTTGACCGATGGGCAGCAAAAACTGATTCAGCTTCGTCTGATGGAAAAGACCGTTGTTCCTGATGGAGACTACGGCGAGAAAGAAGTTGAGCAGGTTCGTGTTTTAACTCCAGGCGCGTTTGAGGTTCACCAGAAAGATCAAAAAGGTGACTTCCGCGTTGTCGATGAAGGCACAACTAGCCTTGATGAGATCCCGTTCTCTGTCGCTTATGCCAACCGCGTCAACGTGATGGAGTCGCGGCCACCAATGGCCGACATTGCAGAGCTAAATCTCAAGGCGTATCAGGTTCAATCTGATCTCGACAATCAGCTGCACCTGAGTGCTGTTCCTTTGCTTGCGTTCTACGGGTTCCCGCAATCAGCAGAAGAGGTGAGCGCCGGGCCTGGGGAAGCAATTGCATTCCCAGCTGAAGGCCGCGCTGAATATATCGAGCCAAGCGGCAGAAGCTACGACGCGCAGTTCCAAAGGCTTGAGCAGATTGCAGCGCAGATCAACGAGCTAGGGCTTGCTGCTGTCCTGGGTCAAAAGTTATCGGCAGAAACAGCTGAGGCCAAGCGCATCGACCGCAGTCAAGGCGATTCCACAATGATGGTCATCGCCCAGCAAATGCAGGACATGATCGACAATTGCCTGCGGTTTCATGCGGCCTATCTGCAAGAGCCACAAGCTGGCAGCAGCTTTGTCAACCGTGATTTCTTGGCCGCACGTCTGGAGCCGACAGAGATTCAATCACTGTTGCAGCTCTACACGGCAGGAACCATTACTCAAAGCACATTGCTAAACCAGTTAGAAGCTGGAGAAGTATTAG